GGGTGCGCGTCCTGCGTATACGTCATGGCCGTGGCGTGCGGCAGGTTGGCCCACTGCGTGAACGCACTCTCCAGGGCATCCGTCGAGACTTTCTGCGGCTTGTACCCGTTGGCGATCATCACGGCAAAACCACCCGACGGGTCACTGGCCAGCCAGCCCACGGTGTCTTTGAACATGCGGATACTGTGGCCACTGTAACACCCGATGTCGATGACGGCGCCAGGCAGACGCTGGAAGGGCGCCAGGAAGTTCCCCGTGGGCACCCACCATTCCACGCTGGTGGAGCCAAAGAGGATCAGTTCGCCGTGCGAGACTTTCAGACCTACGAGCGGATCGGGTCGGGCTTCTGCTGACGCAAAGTCCAGGGCGTCCAGGTTCCCGGGGTCGAGGATTTGTGACCAGAAGAAGCGGCCAGAACCTAACTGGTTGAAAATCATTACGCCGTTCAAATAGGCGACGTGCGAGGCCGGCATCCAATCAGGGTCGGTGATCACCGCAAACGTCGAGCCTGGCGCCAGGTCGAACACATAGCCCTTCTGGCCGTCCACAGCAACAACCTTCTGCCCGTCATCAGCAAAGTTCACAATGCCAGCCGTGGTGATGAGCGTACCCCTGGCGAGGGCCGTGGCGTTCGGGAACAGCTCGTAAAACGTGCGCCCAGCGGCGGCAAAGACCCTGGAGCCCGAGGCGGTATAGAGGCCGCGCACGGGCCGATCCGTCAGCGTCGTCCACAGGCGCAGGCCGGGCGTACCAATCAGCGTGCCGCGCTTCTTATCGGCACCTGGCTCAATGTACAGGTTCGTGCTAGCCGACATATCCAGCGAGCGGGCGCGGGAGGTATACGAGCCGCCCACAAGCTGTACGGGAGTCAGTGGCATCAGTACACCTGCCTCATCCTCATGAGCATCTCTGGCGAGAGCGTTGGGCCATTAGCATCGCAACAGCATGCGAGCATCGGCATTTGTGCAGACGCATCGGGGACAAAGATGAGGTCCCGCCTCTCCATTAATTCCTCTGCCGTCGCCTCAGCATCGTGCATGAGCACCGCAAGGAGACGCCGCCCCTGAAAGTTATCGCGCACCCACAGCAATATGCCACGGCAGTCAGCACAGCGCCACAACCAGGCACCGACATGGGGAGGCCACGAGTCGTCGACCAACAACTCGGCAGGCATCAGCGCGTGCCCTCCAAAAAACCACGCGGCAGCCCGAGCGCCGTGCCGCCCACAGGCCGCCATGGCCAGAGCGACAGTTTCCCCACCTCAGTATTAATCACGTAGAGTGCCCGCTTGCTCTCGTCCGCCGTGCGCAGGATCATGGGCGACGCCTCTATGCCGTACTGCGGGGCGAGTTCAAGGGCTAACCCGTAAACCATGGCCCGCTGATAGCCCGCTGGCCAGTCAAGTACGTCATCCCAGGCGCCGTAGGGGCTGAGCGCAAACCAGGGCAGGAGCTGCAGCGTGTACGCTGTCTCCGGCAGGGGCCAGACGTGCAGCATGGCCACGGGCTGCGCAGGCTCCAGATACACGATGGTCGGATACGACGACGTCAGCTGCTTGATCTGGATACCTGCCTGGTACGCGTATTGATCCAGCACCTGCACCTCCCACTCCAGCCCCGGCACGGTGTCTTCCACCGTGAGCAGCGCCAGCTCCAGCTTGACGGGCGGCTCGCGGGGAATGTCACATGCGGGCGTCGTGATGCCCCATGTGTACGCGGCACGCCCTGGCACCAGCACAAGCGAAATCTTTGGGCGATGATAGGTCAGGAGCTTCTCGGTGCTCCACGAGTCCAACATACTGTTGAGGGCATCGCGTGCATTCTCAGCCATGAACGCCGAGATCGGCTGCTCGGCGGATGCCACACCAATGAGCAATAGAGCCGCCGTCCCAATCTGCCGCGCTGACAGTGCAGGCATCCCGACCCCCTAACGCACCGTACTCAGCGTGCCCGTGACCGTGGCGCCTGGCGGCAGCGTCTGCACCGGCACGGACAAGCCGAGCACGCCCGCCTGGTCGATCATCGGAAGCGAGCCTGGCAGCACGAACGGCTCGCCCGCCTCGACGCTCACGATGTCACTGGCGTACAGCACGGCGTCCCCAGGATCAGCAAGCTCGGTCCCAGGCTTACACAGCATCAGGGCCACTTCCAGGGGACTCGGGACGCCCGCCACGGTGAGCGTGCACTGGCTGGTGAGCAGCGTGGTGTCTGCCTTGATGTCCAGCAAGGGAATGAAGAGTGGCGCCAGCGGGCCGCCCTCCAGGGTGACGCGTATCTGATGGGTCTGGTGTACGGCCATAGTTACTCCAGTGCCGCCATCGCGGCGTAAAAGAGATGATGCGCGTGGCTGTCGAGGCTGACCCGCCCTCCTCAGCGATGACTCCGGCGCGAGGGGTGATAGTCCTCCCCTTCGTCGCCCTCCGGCGTGGTCGCGCTTGCCTCCTGAGCGGCCTGGGGCGTGGGGAACCACTGGCCCTCAGCGGCTTTAAGCTCCTCAGCGCTGGCAAACTCCCGCCCGCCGTAGTCGGGCTCGGTTGGGCCGCCAGCCGGGTACATCCATCGTGGGAAGACGTCTGCGTCAGCCATAGGGGGGGCCTCTACTTCCTGTGTGAGTGGAGGCCCCTCGACAAGGCCGCCACTGGTGAGAAATTGGTTTGCCACGTGTCGTGTACCCTGTGCTATACAGTAAAACTTTCTTAGGACTATATGTTATGTGACTGCTGATACAACGCGACAGGCCCACAGGGGCCTCGTGGCGACAATGCCAAAGGCTTCATCTGCCCTGCTCGCGTGCATATCGGTAGCAATATCTGACGCTTTCCAGGTTCTTATCGCCACACCTGTATCTGAATCAGTAGCAAAAGCGCTTTGTCCTGAGAATGGCTCCTGCAAGCGGCACATTGCCATGCCGAACGCCTGCTTCTGATGCACTAAATTTTGATAATAGGAAGTTCCTGGCGTCATCAGGAACGTCAGTGGCGCCGACGCCACGGGCAGCGCGACGACCGTCTGGCGCGGGTTCGCTGGCGTTGCTGGGCCGATAATGGGCGGGTAGATCGGGATCGTCGCCGTGCCATCGGCGGCACTGTTCACGTCCGCCGTGACGGTAAACTGGCGCGGCTTGCCCGTCGTAGCCAGCGAGACCGGATTCGTCGCCAGCACGTTGGCAATGGTGAAAATATCCCCCTTGCGTAGGCGCAAGGCCGCAGACGCCGTAAAGCCCGAGACCGTGATACTGCTTCCACCCGCAATCGTCGTCTGGTATAATGCCGCACCACCGCCAGGACCGGCGACATGGACTGATACATTTTGATCCCACATCCAATCTAAACCACCCGACGTCCCCATGAGCCCGCGCTCGTACTGGCTCTTAATCTCCTCGCTGGACTGGAACAGGCCCTTCAGTTCGTTGACGACTTCCACCTGCTCCCACTGATTCAGGATGGCGCGCCAGGTGCCGTCATGCGGGCAGCCATTGTCCGCCAGCTTGGCACCAGCCTGGAGGTAGGACTTCCACTTCTCCGTGCTGCCTGAGAGCACGGCGTTAGGCACCGTATGGTACAGGCCCAGGCCGTACGCGTCGACCTTGTTGGCCAGGACAATGCCGGAGGGCTTGCCGATACGCGTGCGCCAATCATCCAAACTGAGAACCATTTCGAAACTGCTGAACTGGAGATCGACGTGTTCTTGTTGATCTATCGTGAGAACCACGCCAGTTTCGATGTAATCCTGTACGGTGCCCATGGCTGGGCCGGAGGTGGTACGGAGCTGCGCGGGCAGGCGAATGGTGACAGACGGTCCGATCTTCGAGCCAGGGATGGCGAACTCTTCAGAATACTTGCGCTCGATGCCCTGGCAAAAGACCAGGTTATTTTTCATGCAGTCAAGCAACTCGCGGGTCACTTGCCCTATGGTGAGCAAAGTGTTTGTAGGCATAGATATCATCTCCACAGAGATAGAGTGTTTACTCGCTCAGTGCGGAGAGAGCACTGGACTACGGCAGTTCTGTGGAGAGAACAGAACATTTTCGTCACGGTAATTCGACGCTAACGTTTCTTCCAATCTGCCAGGCTCGACGTTCTTTTTCTCCAAGCACGATATTCAGCCTGTGACATCGAATCAGAGTACCCACCCGTCGGTGCCCCGGCCCCCCCGCCGGAGAGCGGCGTTTCCGGGGCGTGCAGCGTCGGGGTCGTGGGCGCCTGCCCGTTGCCGTTCGCAGAGCCCACCGCTGGGGCGACAGCACTTGGGCTGGCAGGGGTCAGTTTGCCCAGCTCCACCAGCACCAGCGGTGGGGGGAGACTATTGAGCCGTTGCACGGTGTCCGGCTGGCGTGCTAGGGCATACGCCACGGCCGGGCCATCGGGCACCAGCATGAGGGCCTGTTGCAGCACCGGCGAGACTTTGCCAGCGAGACCGCTACGCACCACCGTATCGAAATCAGGATGCGCCTGCTTAAAGGCCTGCTCGCGACTCACCAGGTCCTGCTGAAAGCGCTGCTGCTGCTCGCGCTGGCGATATTCAGCAATCTGTTGGTCACGCCGCTGCAATTCCTGCTGCGCCCCGTACCTGGCGGCCGCCACGACAAAGTCCTCGTGACTGGCGAACTGCTCTTCCTGCGGCGGGCCTGTGGGTTGCGCTGGCGTCTGCGGGACGTCGGGCGCGGCGCCAGACAACATGCGCTGCATCACTTCGAGCTGCCCCCTGGTCTGCGCCAGCTCCACCTGATGCTGCTGCGCCAGGGCGTCGCGCTCGCGCTCGGCCTGGCGTCGCGCCGCAGTCAGGCGCTTAAATCGGCGTTCCAGCCTCGCAGCGGTAATCTCACTATCATCGCGGAGAGGTTCATCATCGTCGGGATCACCAGCGCCAGGCTCTCCTCCTGGCGCTGGCGGGGTCTGAGCTGGCGAAGCATCAGGAGACGGTTGCTCCCCTGCAGGGGAAGCATCCGTTGCGCCTTGCGAGCCCGTTCCGTTGCGTGCCTGATCGTCACCAGACGCCACACCGCCAGACGGCTCGTCCCTGGTAGGAACATCGACTCTATTTCCGTCCACCACTTCATATACTTCCACAGGTGGCATTAGCAGACTCCTCTCTGGCTAATCTGCTGCCCCTGCATCGAGCAATAAAAACGGTTGTACGGGGCGAAGCACTTTCCCGGCACTTTTATGCTGATTGCACGGTGCGCAGCACGGCAAAATGTTGTGGAGAGTATTATTGCCGTCTTTCGCATACGGGGTGAGATGGTCAGGTTCCAACTCTTTCGCAGGAAACTTCTTGCCACAGTAGCAGCAGCGATACCCGACAGCCTTACACAACGCACGCCATTCTTGTGCCGTAAAGTCGTTGATAAGAGCGTTACGTTCCCGCCACCGCCGGCGCGCATCCTGCGCAGACACCACTTCTGGATGGTCCTTGCGATACTGTTTGACCTTCGCCAGCAAGCGTGCTCGATTGCGCTCACGATAACGCTGCTGTGATGGATGGCAAGTCGTTCCGGTAAGTGATTTACGTTGTGCACGCTCAGCACTTTTCTTCGCAAGGATTTCTTCGTGATGTTTCGCATGGTAACGCTGTTGTGCTGCACGATGGATAGCAGGGTTTGCCTGATGTTTAGCGCGATTGCGTGCATTGACCTTGGCCCGGTTGCGTGCCTTGTAGGCACGCTCTTTGGCACGCTCGGCTGCCAGGGCTTCAGGAGAAAGCTGTGACCGTGGTATACTCTTACGAGGCATTGGCTGCGACTCCTATACAGTCGTGGTCGATGAGTAGGGGCGCGTAGGGCTTCCATCCCTGCGCGTCCTGCCTTAATTGTACACCACGTCATACTATTCTTCCTGCCCATTTTGGCTTTGCTGACTCTGTTGAAAGGTCAGTGCCAGCTTCTGTTCTTCAAGCGCCAGCTTTTGGCGATCAATCTCATAATCCATCTGGTTCTTTTGCATCGTAAGCTGGTTCTCTTCCTGCTTATCAGCTAACCGTGCCTGCATGGTCGCGACTTGTTGCTCTAACAACGCGACTTGCTGCTTCGAGACTTCCGATATTTGCTGGCTCTCCTGAAGCTGCTGCTGCATCATTTGCAACGCTTCCGTCGCCTGCTTTACCTGGTTCTGGAGCGTGACCAGTTGGGTCTTGGGGTCGGTCTGCTCACTGGCTGCCAGAGCTGCCGGAGGAACCATCGTTTTGAGGCGCTGCGCCAGGTCCTCACTCCCGGGAAAGTCCAGAGAGCCGGCCCAGATATCTAAAAAGTACGCCTGCGTCTCAGGGGGCACCGCGCCAAGTACTGTGCCCAGCTTTTCACTGACCTGCATGCGACTGGTCTCGTAACTTGGGCCTGAACTCACCACACATTCATACTGCCCCTGGCTGAGGAAATGGGCCTGCGTCTGCCCCTGCTCATCCTGGTAGGGCTCATTCACGCGGGTACTCTTCACGGCCCCGTCAGGCGACACCTGGCGCAGATCAGCCGGGCCTGTCATGAGCTTGGGGAGTATCTCAACGCACATGGTCCCGAGGGCCCGGATAGACCACGCCAGATTAGCAGAATAAGTATAATTCGTACCTTCTGCCTCAATCTTGCGCTTATCAATCGCCACACCACTCTGCTCATTGCCCTGTTGCCCCATGCTCGCTTCAAACATGCCCGTCGTCGCCATCAGGTCTTGCTGCGCCAGCTCCCTCTT